ACTTCCTTTAGTTGCGAAGGAAATTCCTATATTTGAATCATCGCCTGATGCAGTAAGTGTAGGGTTAGATCCTGAAGCAGCGTTTGCTAATGTAATTTCATTAACTGCAGATCCTGTAGCTGTTAAAAGAGCTAATTGAAGTCCATTGGTATCTAGAATAGATGTTCCAATTTTAGGAGAAGTTAAAGTTTTGTTTGTTAAAGTTTGTGTACCAGCAAGAGTTACATCTCCCATTCCAAAGTCAACAACATCTGGATTGGTTCCATCATTAGCAGCTGCGTAAATAATTTTGTTTCCTTTATCAGTAGCTGACCATGTTACAGTACCTCCTGAACCACTCGCATATTTAAATTGAACTGTATACGCACCAGTTGTTCCATTATCTATAAAGTAAAAAGTTTGAACATCTAAAGGAATCGTGACAATTTGATTTCCTGTGATAGCCCCTGTTAATTTTACAACTCTGTGAGCAAGGGTCGCTCCTGCTGTTCCATCACTTACAGTTAAAGTTGTTGTTTGAGCTCCGCCATTTATATCTTCTTCTTTATAGCCACCGGAAATCTGCTCCATGATGTTCCAGTTTGTATTTGTTAATGTTCCCCATGTACCGGCTTTTTCGCCAGTGGTCATAAGTTGAACGCCTAAACCTGTATAAGTTGATGCCATATTTTTCTCCTAAGCTGCTTCCGTATCTACGTCTGTATACGATGTATTTGATCCAGTTGCAACATTAGAATACGATGTATTTGAACCTGTGTCAACATCTTGAAAATGTTGAATCCCTAAAACTCCTACAGAAATTGTTGCAGAAACTCCAGTAAGCCCCATGACTTGATCGGTGGGTGTAATTGCTCCTACTGCCGCAGTTGCCGAAACTCCTGTTAATCCCATTGTTTGATCTGGTGGAGTAATAGCTCCCACAGCAGACGTTGCTGAAACTCCTGTCGGTTGAACTGTTGGATTAGATGTAATGTTTGGAGCACCTAGAGCAACTGTTGCTGAAAGTCCTGTTAATGATTCGGTATAGTCTCCTCTAGCAACTGGAGATCCTACAGCGGCTGTTGCTGCAACTCCAGTTAAAGGAACTTCTATTCCAGTAGTAATTGTACCCACTGCTGAAGTAGCTGCTTGACCTGATAATGATTCAGTGTAATCTCCTCTAGCGACTGGAGATCCTATGGCTGCTGTTGCTGCAACTCCTGTTAATCCCATTACGTCTGCAGGGTTTAAATAGAATGCTCCACCATAGCCATCTTCACCCCAAGTTTGCTTGCCCCAACTTACATCTGGAAGAGAAGCTGTTGCGGAAACTCCGGTTAAAGAAACACTGGTTGCGTTTTCGCCCCAGTTATTATCTCCCCATGCATTACGGCCCCAACCATCAGTTGCGCCTGCATAAGGTAATGTACCTAAAGCTGTTGTTAAAGATTGTCCTGTTAAAGTTATAGTAAGAGCACTTTCTCCCCAGTTCTCTGCTCCCCATGTATCAGAGCCCCAACCTAATTCGTTGAAAGGTGTAACGGTACCAAGAGCTGTTGTTAAAGATTGTCCTGTTAGAGATTGTGTAACGATATTAGATTGCCAAGAGTTGTGTCCCCAGGCTACTGAAGGATCATCACCGCCCCAAACAGATATTGATGCCATAAGGAGTTTCTCCTTATGCTATACCAATAATGGCTGTTCCTGCAGAAGCTGCTGGAAATTCAATTGTGAAAGTTCCACTTGTAACTGTTTTATCTCCACCAAAAGCAATGGTACAGACTGCAGCGTCACTTGCGTGTGAGTCATTAAAAATTAAACAACCATTAGCTGTGAAAGAAGCTGATGTCCATGAGATATTAGCAAAATCACAAACCGCTGTATCGCTTGATAAAACAGGTGTTACACTGGTAAGAGCTTTTCCTTTTGCGGAATAAGAACTTCCAGATGTATTAGAAATTTCGTTAGTTGAACTGTATGCAGTTGTTGATTTATTAATCGTTGCTGAACTTGTATATAAAGCTAAGTTAAAAGTGTTTCCGCTTGATGCCGTAAAGTTATGTTCAGCTTCTAAAATTTCTTGTTTAAAACTGTTACACATTGCTGATGTTATTGCCATAGTTTTTATTCCTTTTACGGTGAAGGTGAATCAATTTTTATACGAATAGCTCCATCGTCATAATCATCTCTTCGTCTTCTACCTACTTGTTCGATAGCGAACTTCTCTATCTCTTTAGTATATCGTTGTTCGTAATATGTCAACATATCTTGAGGGCCTTTTAAATACCCAAAAGCTTCTACTAAAGAGGCATAAAGTAGCCCATTAGCAAAGTTCCTGCTAATATAGGTTCCACTTGTATTGGTCACTAAACTAGTTGGTAACTTCACATAATTAACTTGAAAAGTATAGGTTTTATCTGGGCATGGAGCAAACATAATGGTACCTGAAGTCGTATCTGTTATTCCTGTAGCTCCTCCATACATTGCATAATATTTAGGAATATCTCGTCCTGTGGCTACTGTGGATCCTGCAGAACCATAATTATTATATTCATTAATAAAGGTCACGTCTCTTTTTTGTAAATAAATTAAAGTATCCGGAGTTGTATCATCTTCGGTCACTTGAACCGATCTTACGACTAAGCACCCAGCAGGCGCATTAATATATTCTTGACCCACTACTAAAGATCCTGTTTGAGATCTTCTATCAGCATCAATATTAACATCTCTTAAAATTCGAGTCTCTGCATTTTCTATAAATCTGCTTAGAACAGCACCAGTGAATATAGTTGAATCTACTTCAGTATAATCTCTAAGGTCAGATTCTAATTGTGAGAGTGTATATGTAGCCATTAGCTTTGCGGTCCTATCGCTTTTAAAGTTACAGGTCCAGAAGATACACTATATCCCCCAAACTTTATTCCTCCAGTTGTAGCAGTATCTGTATTAACGGTAAAGTGATAAAAATTGGCTGGAGTCTTTAAAAGTGTAACCGTAGCTCCTGTATTATGAGTAGCGGCGGTTGAACCAAAAGCTCCTCTGGTAATGCCTGTTAAATTATTTCCACTCGTTCCTGTGTAACTTAAAATTTCAGTATCAATTAAAACTCCCCATGTTGGTGTTCCGACTGGATTGGTTGACGTAGGTTCAGACTGTCCAGTAGCCACTCCAGTAAATTGAGTGGCACTTGCTAAAAGAACCGTTGTCGTAGTGGCATTAATTCCTCCATTAAGAGTAGAAGTGTTGGCATAAAGATAGCCTGGTTTAATTGTATAACCTGCAGCTAAACATATTTTAGCTCCTGTTATTCCATCTGCATTCGAAATATTAGCAAATACAAATACGCCATCATCGATGGTACCGGTAGTTCCTCCCGTCGTAGGAGATCCTCTAAATCTTACCTTATCTCCATAATTTCTTTGATGATCTGTTTGACTAACATTTATAATTCCTGAACCAGCACCATAAGTTTGAAAAGGATTATATCCCAACCAACGTAAAGCATCGGCAGGGGGTTGTTGAACTCTTACCTTATATAAAGCTGTAGGGTCTGCTTGATGAGGATAAGGATTTAATTGAGGTTGTTTAGATTCAAATTCAGAATAATGTACAAACAATCCATTCCATTGTGTAACCATCTCATTCCATGGAAAGGATTGTCCACTAATGTCTGAAACTGCCAGTGCATATTTTCCTTGTGAATATCGTGCCATAACTAAATATTAGGATAGTATGTTTTCGGCGTGATAAAAGTACTTGCCGAAGATCCATCCGCTGCCTCCGCTCTGACTAATTCGTCTTCGTATAATAATTTTAATGGGTCTGTTCTCTCCGGTGCATATTTTAAACTTAAATAATATGCTAAACCGGAACACATAGCGGGAATATAATTATAGGGAACATCCGCTGCATTAAAAAAATCTCCTGTATCTTGAATTCTATTTAAATACCAAAAATGTATATAATTTCCTGCCTGTGTTGAACTAGGGGTAATGTATAAAGTAATTGTAACTTTATCAATAAATCGTTGA